TGAATGAAGAACAAATAGATCGTGCTGTTAAAGAAGAATTAGATAGAAGGATACCGATCGTATAATGATAAGTGTATATAAAAATTCGACTGAAATCGAAGTAACTACTCGTCGTGCTGAAATTTTTGAAAAATATAACAAAGTAATTCAATATGGGCGTAGAAATCCCGTTTGGTTTATAGAAGAGATTTTTAAAGTTCCGCTTTTGGATTATCAAAAATATATTATAATGAATTCTTGGACAAAGCAACGTGCTATATGGGTATGTTCTCGTAACGCTGGTAAGTCTATGATGGGTGCATTATATACTATGACAAAAGCATTATTATTTCCTTCTTTTGAGTGTTGGTTTATGTCTTTGAGTGCTAATCAGGCACAAACAACATTCAAGAAATTGGAAGATATTGCTAAAAAGAACATCCCGTCATTAATTGGTTCGAGTGATGTTTTTATGAACGAAACTGTCAAATTACAGGCTAATTCTGACGGGTTTACGCATCAGAAATCAAATCACGAAGTAAAACTATATAATGGATCGCATATTACTACATTGGCTGGTAAACCAGAAACAACCGTGGGTATGCGAAGCCATTTAAGCGTATATGATGAAGCTGGTAAAATTTCTGCCGAGTATTATGGTTTAACAGAACCTTTCGCAACACAGGATACCAACTTTAAGACTGGTGAAAAAATTGATTTAAACGTTATTCCAAAAATGATACCGACACAACTTCTTTATATGTCATCTGCTGAAGATACATCTTCGTATTTATGGGAAGTTTATAAAGAAGGCGCAAAAAGAATGATGATGGGCGATAATACTTGGTTCGTTGCAGATATAAATTGCGAGATTCCGCTTCATCCAACAAAAGGTGGTAAACCTTATGCTCCTTTGTTAAGTCAGCAAGTTGTTGATGATGCCATGCGCGTAAACGAATACAAGGCATTAAGAGAGTATTATAATATATTTGATACAACTGGCGGTAATGATGCTGTTGTAAATAGAACCATTATTATGAGAAACGAAGAGGAGTATCTTCCCGTATTCGCCAATGATAATACTGTTGCTCCTGGTGATAGAATATATGCCTTATGTTTCGACCCTGCTTTAATGTCGGATAACTCGATTATTTTAATTGGAGAATTAACAAAAAAAGATGGGGTTGGTTGGACTGGTAGAGTTGTAAATTGTATTAATCTCATTGAGTCTTTAAATAATGGCGAAAAGAAGATTTTAACGGCGGTTGAACAAGTCGAACGTCTGAAGAAATTGATTGTAGATTATAATGGAACTGCTCCAGAATATAAAAATTTGATTGTATTTATCGATCCAGGCTCTGGTGGTGGTGGACATATATATTCTGATATTCTTATGCAAAATTTCGTTGATGAATATGGGATTAAACATTTTGGTTTAATTGATTTGGAAGATGAAAAATCTGCATTGGAACAAAATAAATTCCCTCTTGCCGTTAGAGATGTTTTGCATTTATATACCGCAACGAGATATAAGAATGAGTTTTACGGTGCTGTAACTACAATGTGTGAACAAGATTTGGTAAAATTTCCGCCTTCTTATTCTTTTGGTTCTCAAAATCTTACAATTAATGGTCAAGAAGTTGATTTAACAAAAGAGGAGAGAAAGGCTTTGATTGAAATAGATCTTATGAAAGAAGAGGTTCTTTCTATAAAGAGAATTAAAACTGAAGCTGGTAATATAAAATACGCTTTACCGCCAGACAAAGCTCGTAAATCTCATGACGATAGAAGCTACTGTTTTGCGGCTTTTTGTTATTTGTTATCGCAACTTCGCAGAAAAGACGCACTTGGTGGAAATGAAATAAAGCAAGATATGTCTGCTTTGTATAAACACGCATCTGGACAAGTAAGTAAAGCATATAAGAAAAAGGTTAATCCATTTATGGGATCTAAAAATCCTTTTGTAAGGAGATATTGATTAAGATGTGTTTTGAATTATTTCTGGATTTAAGTAATGTAAAGTTAAGTGAAATAATGAAAATTAAATTTATTGACAATATGATTGCGGATAATAGCAATTTATATATATGGTCAAATGATGAAAGTATCGATAAAAAGAAACTTTTGTCAAAATTAAAACGAATTGGAATAACAGACGTGTACTGTAAAGAATTATCTTTAAAAGATATTGACAGCAGAAACGATTTTGTTTCTACTTGGTTTCACGAGCAGTATACAGAAAGTTATTTAAAAAAATTCGAATCAGAACACCAACAAGAATTGGTGGATATGCAAAAAAATATTCAAAAAGCAAAAAGTCTTATAAAACAAAGAGTTGCTTGCGAACAAAAAGAGGGATAAATTCCCTCTATATTAGGTAGTGGTGTAAGTAGCACAATATATAGTTTTGGTGCAAATCCAAAATACCTATTTAAATTAATTATGATAAAGGGAGGTCTGTATATGGCAAGTTCCAATAATACGGAGAAGAAGAAAGTCGGAAGACCTAAAAAAGTACAGGCTGTACCTGTTGTAAATGAAGAAGAAAAAAAGTTGCGTATGGAAGATACTGGAAATAATATTGTTACAGTTGAAGATTTACGCAGAGATTTAACCGCGATTTATCAAAGGGTTTATGGTTCTTACACGAAAGAGGGTGTTCTAGGTAGTATTGTAGATTGGAATAAATATAATCCATTCTTGCAAGAAGATAGATTGAGACAAACTTTAACTGCGCAAGGAAAGCAATTGGGAAAAGAAGAGTTATATAAAGCGATATCAAATCCCGATGGCAGCGAAAATGCTTTGCAAGGGCAGTCATGGCAAGAATCTTTTAATCAATATCTTTATTATAAGATGATTAGAATGTCAGCGGACGTTCCCCTTTATAAACATTATATTACGCCAGAATATTTAGAAGCAAAAGATTATAACTCAAAAGATTTTAAAAAAGAAGATAAATATGTAAGAAAATGGATTCAAACGTTTGATGTTGTTAAAACATTAAAAACAACAGCTTTGGAAGTTAAGCGTGCTGGCAAAGCCGCTTATCTTCTTAGAAACAGTGTTGATTATGAAAAAGGGGAAGTCAATTATTGCACTTGGCAAAAACTTCCAGATAATTTTATCAAGATTACTGGAATCGGAGAAAAGACATATTTGGTAAGTTTAAATATGTTATTATTTTTAAACCCTGTTTTCTCATTGGATTACTACCCTCCTTATATAAGAGATATTTTCGATGATATGATCAACAAAGGAGTTATTTCTCCAAGCGAGTTTGGACCAAACGGAAACGTGGTGAGATATTCTTTAAATTCAGAAGAATTTTATGACTATAATAACGCGAACGGTATCAAACAAATTGTTCGCATGGGGCGCAAAACAGACTATATGTTTTGGGTTCAATTACCACAAGAAGTTTGTTATGTATTTTCTTCTGATTCTTCTCATCCTTGGAAAATTCCAGACACGACTGGACTTTTAGGACAATTGAGAGAATTGTCTGATTATGCAACGCTTGCAGGATTAATTGCGAGTACACCATTAACAGCATTGCTTACTGGTGAAATTGAACCAATTTCAGATGCTCGTCCTGGGGCAAATCAAAGTATTTTCGGCATCGAAGAGATTACTGGTGCCGTAAACAATTTTAATGCCATCACGTCAACAAACGTAGAGGCACTTGGTTTGCCTTTAAAAAATATTAAATTACAAAGCTTGCCTTCGCAGCCGAATAGCTCCGATCTTGTTACAAAAGCAACATAGAATGTCATTACTATGGCTGGTATGGGCGGTTTAATAGCTGCTACAGATAAACCATCCGTAGCACAAGTTAAAGCTGCACAATATCTTGAAGAAGCGCAAGAAGATTATGTTACAAGACAATTTGAGTCCGTATTAAATTATATTATAAATCATTTTATTGGGTGTAAATACGAATGGAAACTTCATCTTTGGGGTAGCATATTTACATTTGGAGATGATGTAGCGCGCATGAAGGAGATGTGGCAAGGTGGTGCTACGTTCTTAATGCCGCGCATTGCTTCGGCATTTGATATGGATTTACACGAAGTAAAAGCAACCGACGCATATATTAAATCGTTAAATATTTATGGTGATTTTGTTACGGTAACACAACAAACCAGAGTAGATATAAAAGAAGACGATACTTCTTCTGCAAAAGAAAGGGTTGGAAGACCTTCAAAAGTTGAATCAGAAATTGATAATGATAATACTGCAAAATCAATCGATCAAGGAACAAATACTGGTGATATGAGGGATTATGCAAAAATGTCATTAGAAAAAGGCAAATGTATGATTTGTGGAAATGATTCTGATGGTATTTTGTGTGAAGGGTGCAAAGATAAATATATGGAGGTTGAATAATGACAACAGGATGTAATCATAAAATTAATTCAAAAAATACCTCTATTAAAATTGATGATGAGTTTGTTACTATGACTACACCAAGAACATATTTTGGGATATGTCCTTTGTGTGGTAAAAGTTTCAAATTTGTGAAAGAAAATAATAAATACATTCAATTTAAAGAAGGAGGTATTGATAACTATGCAGATGTCGAAAGAGACGTATGACAAAATGAATTATTTGCTTGGCAAATCGTTTGATTGTAATGCACAAACAGATAATTTTGCTTACAACATCGATTATGCGAGATATCCAATCACCGCCGATATTTTCCATCATAGCTTTGCTCATGAGCTCCCTTATTTTGCTGATATTATATCAGATTTAATGATTAAGCTCGATGCAAGACCAGTTAGAAAACAAATCAATGGTTATGAAGCGGATTATAATGGCGATCTTGCGGCTATTTTTGCAGACAATCTTTTAATGTGCGAAGAATATCGAAAGGATATTATTGACACAATAGAAGTTGCCGAGTTTAATGGTGATTATGAGGTAAAAATTAAATTAGAGGAATTTCTTCTTCAATTTTCGCCTTATAGAAAACAAGCAGATATTTGGGCAGAAATGGCAAAGAGATATGAGGGTAATTATAAATCGTTTGATGCAAGAATAGAAACTTTCACTACAGTGATTGAAATTAAGAAGTAAGTAGTGAGGTAACTATTATGGCAGAGACAATTAACCTTATTATATAGTATGGCGTATATCCTGTCATGATGGCTGTTTTGATTGTTATTTTTTATCTTTTAAACAAAAAAACTTTAACAAATAAAGACAAGTCGGAAAGTGAAAATTTAAATAATACAGCAGAAGCTATTAAAAGTGCCGTAAAAGATGGGATGCAAGATTTTAAAACTGGATTTTCAGCAGAATTGAAAGAGATTGTTGCAGAAGTAAAAAAACCTGCGGCTCACACAGTTGAAGACGAAGCTTGCAATCACGCGATCAACGAATATATTGATTCGCAGCTTGCTTGCATATTGAGAGAAACAAAAGCAGATCGTGCTTTATTCTTCTCGTATCATAATGGTGGAACAGATATTTTAGGACGTGGTTTTCAAAAAATGTCCATTACGAATGAGCAGGATTCTAGTTGGACAAGACCAGTAATGGGTGATTTTCAAAATATTCCACGTACAATGTTTTCTGTTCTTTTTAAAAATTTAGCAAAGCAGAATTTGTATTGCATTATGAACCTTGAAGATATAAAAGATGAAGATGGCGCGTCTTATCAATTATTTATGTCTCACAATGTAAAGCAAGTGTTGTGTCAGGCTTTAAAAACAGAAGATGGATTAATGGTTGGATTTATTGTTGCGGAATTTATTACAACAGAATGTGAAGATCTAAATCGTGCGAAAGAAATCTTAAATAGAAAGTCATTAAGAATTACAGGCGCATTACTTGGGCACTTAGGAGGTTAGGCAAATGGAAAACGAAATTAAAACGATGAAGTTTGAGCTAAACTCCAGTCAGCTCAAATACAGGGATATACTCAACAAAGAGTTTTTAGAACTCGAAGTTTGGGCAATTTCAGATATTGATCCAAACAGAAATAATAGTCATTTCACAAAAGAAAGTATGGAAAATGCTCTCGATACTTTTAAGAATAAACCAATTGTTGGTTTGTTTCAAAAAGGGGATTTTGTTGACCATGCTGGATATATAGATTATGACAATGAATTACAAAAACAATTTTGGAACGTAGAAGGTGGAGAAAGAATTCTTGGAGTTATCCGAGAGAGTGATCCAGTAGAACTCGTTGAGAAGGATGGGTTGAATTGGATTAAATTCAGATGCGTTTTATGGGTTCAATATTGCTATAAACAAGTTCGCAGATTGCTTAAAGACAGAAATAAAAAAGTTTCTGTTGAAGTGACCATTAAGCAGTTAGAAGAGGACGAGAGGGGTGTTGTGCAAATTAAAGAATTTGTGCTTAACGGGGTTACTATTCTTGGTTCCAAGAATGGTAGAAAAGTTATAGAAGCAATTCCAGATGCACACCTTTCTATATTGGAAGATTTGGAAGAAACTGAATCTTTCAATGAACAAAAGAAAATGTTGAGATTTGCATATCAACAAATTGATGATGAAGATGTCAACGAAGAAAATAATGAAGATAAGGAGGTAAAAATGGAAATGGGTTCTATTAAAGTTAATAAATCAAAAGAAGCTATGTCTGAAAAAGATTGGGGCTCTGTTGACAAAACAGCTTTGAGAAAGAAAGTTATTGAAGCATCTAACTTTAAAGAAATCGCCGACGATATCTTCCTTGATCTTCGTGAAGGCTGGGAAGATGGTGAAGTTTCAAAATTAAAATATCCAATAATGGAAATTAATGATGATGAAGCCGTTTATAATCGTGGCGGTCTTGGTTCGGCGAAGGCTTACGCTGAAAAAAATAATGAAACAGAAGTCTTGTCGAAGCTTAAAAAGATTTATGAACATCTTGGTTTGGATGAAGATGAAAAAGAATCTTATGCTTGCGATGAATTCTGTGATGATTACGAAGATCAAAAACCCGCCGAAGAAGATGATACACAGAAGTGTTCTGAAGAATCTGAAGTTGATAAACCAAAAGAAGATGAAGAACAATGCAGTGTTGTTTCCGAAGACAGCAAATGTTCTGCTGATAATGAGCACAATGACGAACATGACGATGATCATCACGATGACGAAGATGATGATTGTGATGATTGTGATTTCGAAGATAAACCAGCAGAAGAGTGCAAAATGAGCGAAGAAGAAATTTGTGAACTCAAAGAAAAATGCGCTTCTTACGAGGACAACCTTTGCAAATTACAAGAGAAATGCGAAGCCTACGAGAAAGAACTTTGTGAGTGTAGAGAAAAGCTTGAGTGCTGCAAGGATTACGAGGATATTAAAGCCCGTTTGAGTACTGCGGAAGGAAAGCTCTTCGATATTTTCTGCAAAGAGATGGTTGCCGCTGCCGAAGAAATGATGGCTGGCAAAATGCTTATTGACGAAGATAAAGAAGAAATTAAAATGAAGGCTTCTAAGGGCGAATATGCTTCGAAAGAAGAAATTGCTCGTGCCGTTGGGTATGCTATGTTCAAAGCAGCTCCGATGGGACAAAAGGAAGAAAAAAAAGACGAACATTTTTCAACTCCCGTTTATTCACCTTTTGAAACAACTGTTGAAGTAAAAAAGGCGAAGACGAGATCGGAAAAACTCGCTGAATATGCGGGTATTACAAAATAATTGTTAAAATATAAGGCAGTTACTATTCTATAACTACCTTTTAAATTTGTTTTCTATGCGTGGATAAGCTGCGCGTGAAAATATTATAAAATATATTTTATAAGGAGAAAGAAATTATGGCTATTAAAGTTTTTGCTTGTGCTGAAATGGCTTCTGAAGATGTTCAGAGCTATTGCGTAAGTGCTAAATTCTATGCCGACGATGCGTATGCGAAAATCCACGACGGTGCGCTCGTTGTTCTTGGCGATCTTGACACAAATGATGCGTATGGTACACCCGACTACAACGTTTATAAGGCGAAGGCTCCCGAAGCTGTTGCAGACGAAGTTGTTATTGTTGACCTTGGTGGTATCAACGAAGCAACTGTTCAGGGCAACATTATGAAGATTGGTAACAAGCTTGTTGACCTTGAAGCTGGCGAAGGTATCGCTGTCCGTTGCCGTAGACTTA